ACCCAGGTTTTTGAATGCCGATTCCATTATCTGAACTTGCCCGGCACTTGTCTCGGACTTTTCGCCGACTCTCTCTATCTGCTCTTCTGCCTGCTGTAAAAACGCTTCAGAAAAAGCCTCGCTTGCGCTCAAGCCGCTTGCTTCCAACGCCTTTACTTTGGCATCGAACCCGTCTACGCTCACGCCCAAAGCATCAAAACGCATGGTCGTTTGGTTCGTCAATGTCAAGACGAGCTGGTTCATATTCATACCCAGCGCGCCTGCAACACTTGTCAGCCTTACAACCTCGTCATGGGATTTTGCCAGCCCTAAAGCCATGAAGTCAGCAGCACCGGCAACCAACTCGGCATCGCTCATCATGCCGCTTGTAGCATCCTTCAGGTCGGTCAAAAGGGAGTCAGAAACAGTACCAATTGAAGCGGCAAGGTTATCGAACCGCGTGCGTGCGTACTCTAATTCCGCGCCTTCTTTTGCGGTTTCGTAGACTTCTTTCATGGCAAGCCCAACACCAGCCACAGCGCCAGCAACAAGAGCGGCTTTGCTCATCATGCCGCCCAAACTATCACCGAAACCCTGAACAGCAGTTCCGCCCTTTTCGCCGGCATCCTTCACGCCGGATATATCCTGCTTAACCTTATTCAGGTCGCCACTGGCTTTATTCAGCGCGCTAATGACAATTTTCAGATCAGCCATACTTCACTCTCAATTCATTCACCTGGCTCACAATATCCCAAATATCCGAGTGCTCTTTCTTCCACTTTGCGCTTTCACCCGGCACGTTGCCTTTGCGCTCGTATTCCCTGAACGCCCGATATACATTGCCGACCTGTCTCAACTTGCGCAATAAGCCCGCCGGTTGTTCCATAACGCCGCCGGAGTAAGGCAAGCTCTGATATTCTTCGCATTCAAGCGCGAGCTCAAGCAATCGCGGCATTTCACCTTTTCCAGCCGCAAAGTCGGCAGCGGCTATCAGGATAAAGGGTCAAGGTGCATCGCCTCGCTAAACAGTTTCGCAATGCAATCAGCCAACCAGATAATGTGACCGGGATTAGCATTGTCCACGTCTTCCAACGTCCACTTCGGCTCAAGCAGAAACTCCTGCTTCACAGCCGCCCTAACGCTATCCCCACGCCACACCGACAACGGCTGATTTTCCTTGCCCTTCATGTCGAGGTGAAAATCCTCCAGCATCTTTTGAGTCAATTCCTTCAGAACGCACTTGCCAAACTTATCGTGTTTGAATTCCATTCAGACTCCTATGCTAAAATAGCGGTTGCGCATTTTGTTTCGATTGTCAGCCAATTGCCCAAAGTCGAGTTATACACGCCATCAAGCACCAGATCGTAGGTCATGATTCCATTTTTGTCCTGGAATATTTCAGGCGCGCTCATCGTGTGTCCTGCGAACGTGATCGTCAAACTTCGTAATGTTGCAGACGAACCGGTTGTATAAACAATTCGGATTTGTTTCTCAAGAATGGCGTTGGTAGCGGCTAACATCGTGTTCAGATAATCATCGGTAGATGTGTTGAATTCCAGCGACAAGCGCATCTGCCCATTCCATTTTTGGTCTGAATAAGCCGTTGGTGAACAGTCGCCAAGATACCCGCGATAATCCCGGTTGGAATTGATAGTCAGTTCCCATGAGAACGCGCTTGCGTCAAGTGCGGTGTAAGTTGATCCAGTCCAAGTCTCAACCGCGGCAGAAGCAGAACAGCCGCTCATGCGAGTTACAGCAGTCCTGTCAGATAACCCGGCTGTGATTGTTCCGCTTGTAACAACCCCGCCTAAAATAGAGCCTCCCACTTGAACGCCGGTATTGTTGGACCCGCTCAAAGTAAGGCTGACAACGGAAGCGTCAGGCATGATATAGACACCGCCGGTTTGCCCATATTTCAGGGTCGCAAAGTGCGGTGTCGGCGCGGTTGTCAATGGCGCGACATATTCTCTGGTATAAGGTGCGGACGCGCCAGTAACAGAGGCGTCTTCGCCGAACAGCATCTCAAGCCAGTAATTGATGTCTTCGTAAGATTCATCGGACACTTCAAAAGTGGCGCTTGAAAGATAGTGGTCGAGCGTGGTCTGATGGGTCGGCGCAAGCGTGCCGCGCAATTGGTTCAACGCCCGTGTCTGGAATTCAGGGCGCAACTTGAAATCGCTGACATTCTGCAGCTTGACTGTGGAAGTAGTTACAGCAGTCCCAAAGTCTGCCTGGAATGCGGATTGTAAAACATTATGTGCATTAAGCATCGTTTACCTCTTTTGATTGTTCTAATTTGTGCGGCTTTGCCTTCATTGCATCCCGATTCCTAAGCCAGAGCGGAAATAGCAGAAGTCGTGTTGATCTTCAGCCAGTTGGTAAGGGTGGAATGGTAAACGCCGTCAAGCACAAGATCGTAGGTCACCACGCCGTTCTTATCCTGGAACAATTCCGGCGCGCTCATCGTGTGTCCGGCAAATTGAATCTGGAATACCAAACTCCCGCTCGTATACTTGATTTGAACCTGCCGCTCTAAAATGGCGTTGGTAGCCGCGAGCATAGTTGTCAGGTAAGCCTGTGTCGTGGCGTTCAATTCAATGCTCAAGCGCAATTGCCCGTTCCATTTCTGGTCGTTCCAAGCAGAAGGGGTGCATTCACCCAAATAACTGCGGTATTGCCGGTTTGAATTGATTGATAATTCCCAGCTGAAGGCAGAATCGGTTATAGTAGTCCCGCCCATTGTTCCAGCCCATGTATCAATGGCAACCGTAGCGGAACAGCCGGACATTCTCGTCACGGTTCGGTCAGGCAAGCTCGCCAGAGTGCCAGCCAGTACCTTCCCGCCAAGAAGCGAACCGCCAACCTGAACACCGGTGTTGTTTGACCCGCTCAACGTCAAGCCGGCAACGGAAGCGTCGTTCATCTGCCATACCCCGTCTTCCTGTCCCCATTGCAAGGTCATGAAAGTCGGTTCAACTTCAGCCGTAGTCGGAGCTGTATAAGCGCGAGTGTAAGCACCAGTGCCGCCGGCCGGAGTCGCTGCGGTGAATAAGGAATCCAGCCAGTAGTTCACGTCTTCAAAGCTCTCGTCAGCCACTTCAAAGGTGGCGCTTGAAGCGTAATGGTCCAGCGTGGTTTGATGGGTCGGAGCAAGCGTCCCCCGTAACTGATCTAAGGCGCGCGTCTGTAAGTCAGGGCTTAGTGCAAAGCTGCTGACATTATGCAATAGTGCTGTTGCTGTTGCGTTAGCAGTTCCGAATCCGCTCCCTTGCTTGGCGCGCTGTAAAACATTGTGAGCGTTAAGCATCCTTCACCTCTTTTGATTTCTCTTTTTTGTACATGCCCGCTTTGAGTGCGGCTTTCGTCAATTTCTCTGGATATTTCTTCCACTCGTCAGCTGTAAGGTCGCGTGCCGGCAAGCCGATAAAATAGCCCTTTTCTGGATTGTAGATATATTTATCCACTCAAGACCTCCTTGATATTCAGTTGAGCCAAAACGCCAGCGTAAAACCTGCCAGAACCTCTCGGCCATTCATATTCACCCGGCGTCACAGAAAAGCCTTCCAACACCGAGTTCGTGTACGGGCATTTGAACGTTCTCATAGCGTCCACGTATTTCCCGCAATAATCAACCAGCTCCGGCGCAAACTCACGCAAGCCTAAGCCCTGCTCGCTTGCCTGCCAGAGCATCAAATCGCTAACCTGCCAAACCACCGTCACAGCCGTTCCTATGGCAATGAATTGCCCTTCTAATGCTTCCGTAGGGTTGCCCCCTATAGGTAGTAGCAGTCGGCAAGGCAAGTGCGCGGTGGTAATGGATTCAGGCAGCGCGTCCAGATTGTAGACTTCCGGCGTGACCCCGCTGGTAGTCGTCACACTCACATTCTCAAGCGCATCGTAGACGTTCGTAATCACGCTCATACAATCCGCCTTTTGTATCTATCCAACATTCTTGTTACATCGGTTGGCAATGACGAAGGCATGATCGTTACGCCGTCACCTGTTATCATTGGTCTGTCAATGTCGGCTGAAGTGTCCTTTTGCCGGTAGAGAAACGCGGTCAACCTCACGCAAGCGTGCTGAATGTCCAAAGGCGGCGTGGCAGAATAACCCCACGTTCCCGCGATTGAGACTTCGCTGTCACCGTCGCTCCATTCCCAAGATTGCGACTCGTCCAGCTTAATCATCCATTTTGGATTGTCATTGCGCGGGAACAAGCGGTAGTTGCCGGAAGTGATCTCATCGCCATCACCGTTTGTGAGTTTCGTAATCGTGAGCAAATCATCGCCGTAGAAGATCAAATCCTGCCCGTCCGTGTCACCTTCGCCGAAATACTTTGTGACGGTGGTAGACTCAAAACTCCGCCCGGTGTAAGCGTCAATTAACCCCTCTGCGCGTTCAATAAGGTCTTCCAGCAAGTTGTCATCAACAACCGTGCTGGATATGCCCAAATACTCTTTGACTTGAACGGCGGTAGCGTAGCTCATTATTTCACCGCTTTCGTCGCTCTGCCCTTAGGTTTTACTACCACCTTCACAGCCGGCTTGTCTTCGATCAATTCGATGTAGCGTGCGCGAAGAAAAGCGTCCACCGCATCATCAGGCAGTTCCGCAATTCCTGGCTCGAACTCAACCACTTTTCGGTCTACTTCAAACCGGAACGGTACAAGGATTTTTACTTTCATAGTTACTCCAATCAGGCGCGTAACAGGTAGAGCGTAACCACGCCGCCCTTTGCGTCACCTGCATTCGCCACTTTCAAAGTCAATTTGTTTGACCTCACATAAAGCACTTTAGTTGGATCAACAACCTGAACAGTTGTCGCGCTGGTTACATCCGCGCCTTCACCGCTCAAAATATCGTATCCGTCTTCATCTTCAATAGTCACATCATAGGCGGTTGTCGGTGCAGTTGGAGCGGCGTCTGAAGCCAGAATTGCTCTGACAATCTTTCCGCAATACCAACCAGATGCGGCACTTTCAACCACGCCTAAATCAGTACACAGCCAATCCCACTCGATTTTCTGAATCGGGTACTCAATGCTATCTTGCGTTATCGTTACAACTTGTGGAGTTGCCATAAATACATCTCACTTTCGAGGGTCTTGGGGCGGAACTGAGTCCGCCCCTTCTTGACCCCCACAGATTTAGAGGATGATCGCCTGTGTTGCGGCGGTCTTCGGGAATGTGCCCGAACCTTCGTACAATACGGCAATTGCACCAACGGTCACATTGGCAACACCGCAAGCGGCAACTGCTTTCTGGAACGGTTTGGCAGGGTTGACTGGCATATCAATTGCATACACCTTACTTGCGCCGGTTGCGGCTTTAATTTGAGTTAATTTCGCTCCAGTTACATCGGCGGCAGTCGCCATGCCAGTAGCCGAATCTTCCTGCACCTTGTAATCAAAAGTGCCGTTAGCAGTCATTGCGCCAACATTGATAATGTGGCAGATGCGGTCAAAACCAGCACAGTTAATCTCAGTTTCAGTCAGCGCTGTGTCCGAAGTCACAGGCGCAACCGATTGGACAATTTTTGTTCTTCCTAATAGGTTCATTGTTTATCCCCTTTCAGGATTATGAGCTTCCCAATGTCAAATATTTCAGAGCAGCAGTCTGGAGCACAGC